AGGGATATGGTTTTAAAGCTAGACCTTGACCAAGCTAACAACTTACTAGGTTTCTTACAATTTCATAGAGACGCTATGCAAAGCATGGCTGATAGTGACATACAAATTGGTGACAAAGTTAAAACAATCAATGGAAATTTTGGTAAAGATGGTGGAACAGTTGTTGACATTGATAACAGGTGGGTAACTTTTTCGCCAAACGCAAGAAACTTTGACAAGCGTATAGCACTTAGGAAAGTATCTGCTTGTTTCGTAAGGAAGGTAGCGTAATGACAGGTAAAGACGCACTAGCTTTAGAAGAGGATGGCTACATTGAGTTTAATGAACAACGTGGAGTCTATGAAGAGATTGATGAGGAGGGCATATTCATGCAAACACTTCCTACTGATGATGACCGACATGACTCAGACGCTGAAGACTTTAAACGTGAAGCTAGAGAAAGACCAGTTAACGCTATGGCTGACGCTGGCATGTCAATGGGAGATTTTATCAGTGTTGACTAATCGTGACATTAGAGCAATTGGTAGATGGCTTTACGAGTTTATCTGGAGTGCAATCTTGATGACCGTAATGCTATCTATCTTCTTCTTAGGGGTTTGCTTAGTATGAGTAACCCTTTTGACGAATTTTCACCAGAAACAATAGCTAACTGGTTTGCAAGAGTTTCATCTAAAGAACAATGGATGTTAGACATGGAACACTTGTGGGAATGTACAGCTAGTGATGAGATTACCTGTAAGACCTGTGAACATTTTGATACAGAATGTACAGCTAACCATGCTGAGATGTGTCCACAAGTAATAGCAGAGTTTAATCTTGATAACAAACATTTTAATTAAGGAGACGTGATGACAAAATCAAATAAAAGTAATTTTAAAAAACTTTATGAAATTGACTGTTCTAAACATGTAGAAGCCAAAGGTAAGTTTAATTTTTTATCTTGGGCTCATGCTTGGAGATGGTTAAAGGAAAGACATCCAGACGCAACATACACGATATATAAAAATGCTGATGGATGGAATTACCACCATGATGGTAGAACTGGTTGGGTCGAATGTGGTGTAACAATTGATGGTCTTGAGCATATTGAAAATTTACCAATTCTAAACTTTCAAAACAGAGCTCAAAAACTTGAATCAATTGATTCTATGGTTGTCAATACTTCAATCAAAAGATGTATTACTAAAGCAATTGGTTTACATGGTCTTGGTCTTTATATCTATGAAGGTGAAGATTTACCTGATATACCAACATGGGATGAAGACCAACCAAATATGCGAGGTAATTATATTGCACAAATTATGGAGGCTTGTGACAACCAAGATGAAATTCAAACTGTGGAATTGTATCGTGATTTGACAAAATCTCAACAAAAAGATGTTTGGAAAGACTTTAATCCTCAACAAAAAACATTTATTAAATCATCTTGCAGAGAAGTTGCAGAAAGGAAATACAACTAATTTTTCATGGAGGTTTATATGGGTTGCACCTCTTTCCTGAAAGCAACCCACAATTAACTGGAGACAGAAATGGCAAAACAAACTAGAGACGATAGGGTCTTAGCGTTCCTTAAATCGCATGATACCATTAATTTTTTTGAAGCCCTATACAACTGTGGCACAAGTAGATTAGCTGCTTGTATATGGAATTTAAGGCATAAACGCAATCTTAATATTCATAAAGAAATGCGACCACACACTAATCAGTTCGGTGACACTGAACGAGTAGCGTATTACAAATTAATTAACTAGGAGACAAAATGGACAATCAAGAAATAAAAAACGAACCTAATACTGGTGCTTTATTTAAAAACACATATAAAGAAAAAGGCGATAAAAAACCAGATTGGACAGGGCCTTGGGTTAATGAAAGAGGTGATGATATGCGTATAGCTATGTGGTTAAGAACAAGCAAAGCTGGTAATCCTTATATTTATGTTCAAGTGACTGAAAAAACACAGCCACAGCAACAGCCAGCTCAGCAATTTCAATCAGCTCCAACTCCTCCTCCAATGCCAGCTGAAATGGAACAAGGATTTAGTGAAGACGCATTCCTTGGTGATAATGGCTGGTCTCCAAGTAATTAGTATGCCTAACTACACTTTAAAAACTAGAACCCTTTCTGATGACGTTAAGATTGATGACAACTTAACGCTGAAGAAAGGTGAAGTTTTAACTGCTGACGATGTTATGCGTATTACAGGTGTTGAATCAAAGGCTACAGCTTTAAAGCGAATGAACTGTGCCGATGAAAAAACAATGCTTGCTAAGAAAGGAGTACGAGCTGGGTACGAATACTCACAAGAAAACTTGAATAAGAAAAAAATCAGGACTGATTCGCTATTGCAGTTTCGCTCTAAAGAAAAAAAGGAGCAGTGGATAAAAGACAACAGACCTTTCTATGATTCTTGGTTTAGATTAGCAATGGCTAAGATATGATAGAATACAAAACAGTCAGGCAGTTCGCAGCTGAATCTGGTTACACTGAGGAGGCTATTCGCACTAAGATTAGTCGAGGTGTGTTTGGAGAGAATGAGGTTTGGGTGCGAGGGCCTGATAACCGAGTATTAATTAGCATACAGGGGTTTAACGAATGGGTAAGAAAAGGACAGGAGTTACTAAAGGAAGTGCTAACAGCATCGTCATCAGTTTCACCTATCAAGGAAAAAGATGTAAGCCCAGAGTTAGGGGTAAGCCCACTGAAGCTAACTTAAAAGCAGCAATAAAATTTAGAGCTAGAGTCTTAAATGCTATAGAAGATGGCACATTTGATTACGTTACAACATTTCCTAATGACAAACAAAGATTTTTATTTGCTCCTACATCCTCAGTAAAACTAAAACAATACCTTACTGAATGGTTTGATGACCATAAATCTATTTATGCTGCGTCTACTTTAAAAAAGAATCAAAACATAATTGACAATCAGTTAATACCAGCTTTTGGTAAATATCCAATATCTGAACTAAAATACATCCATATCAAAAAGTGGTTCAAAAGACAAAACATAACTACTAAAACTTTAAACAATAAACTGACATTATTAAACCAAGCGTTAAATGAAGCTGTTGAAGATGAGCTTATTGCAATGAATCCTTTGTTTGGTAAAACTCCTAAAGGTAAATTAGGCGAGTCTAAAAAGGAAGACATAGACCCATGTTCTACTCAAGAAGTTGCAGACATACTTAATAATTGTCAAGAACAACAACACAACTTATTTCATTTTGCTTTTTCTACTGGACTTAGAACAAGTGAATATATAGCTGTTACATGGAACGATATAGATTGGCCCAATCATAGAATCAAAGTTGATAAAGCATTAACTGCTGAAGACAAAGTAGCTGGCTACCCTAAAACAGCAGCAAGCAATAGGTGGGTTAAACTATCAGAAGATATTATAGAAACTTTAAAAGACCAAAAACAATTTACTTATCTTCAGGGCCAAGAAATATTTCATAATCCAAGAACTAATAAAGCATGGACAGGTGATAGGCCTATACGTAATCAATGGACTACAATTTTAAAAAAAGCTGGTGTTCGGTACAGATACCCTTATCAAACTAGACACACGTTTGCCACACTTGCTGCTACTGCTGGCGAACCTATAGGGTGGATTTCAAAACAAATGGGTCATGTTAGTGCTTCATTTACTTATAAAACGTATGCTGGCTGGATAGATGAAGACGCTCCTGAAGCTGGAAATAAATTTGCTAGTATATTAAAACAAAAAACTACTATAATATCGCCTTTGAAAAAGGTGAAAAATAGCAGTTAGGGCAACATTAGGGCAACATTCCTTCTACAGACCCTACTAATAAAGGAAGTGTCGGGGGTTCAAATCCCTCCACTCCGACCAACAAAACCCCTCTATTAAAGCATTCTTAAATTGGATGTTGCCTTAAAGTATGTCTGAATATGGCTACTTTTGTCTACTTAGGGCAACATTAGGGCAACTTTTTATTTTGTTTCTTTGCAAATAAAGATTGCAAAATTATTTTGTATAGTTTATAATAAAATCTGTTTAACAACAAAAGGAAGCAAAACGTGATGAAAATTTGGAATAACGAATTATTTAGAATTAGTGATTATGCTGATGGTCATGGCTGGTCTGACATTATGGATTATGTTAAAGAAAATGACGTAGTAATTAATGGTGTTGGTGAGCATTTTGTTTGTGACTATGCAACAAAAGCAAGTAGTAGAAAAGGCAGCGCTGGTTATGGTAAAGCTGTTCTTGATGAACAAGGCCCTGACAAAAATGATTATGTTAGCTTACACCCTCTTAAAAAAGATGGTACACCACACAAGGGTCGTATAGGTAACGCTTACATCTTCAGCCCACATGGTATTGGCTGGAAAAAATCAACTTAATTTAATAGGGGCTGGCAACAGCCCTTTTTTATTTACGCAACACTTCTTACCATCTTCAAAGACGCTGTATTTCTTCCTATCTCTCCGAAGTCTTTATGAAGCAACACACAACTTAAATCTTTCCCAGACCTATACCCTGCTCCTGAGTGCCAAGCATCACTGCCTGCTAAAGTCCTAAACGATTCCCACATACAACCTGAGAACTCCATAGTTTGTTTATTATGGATGTGACCAGTAAACCAATATCTAAAATCTGCTTCAGCCCATTCGTGAGGTTTATCTGTTGCCATAATTAAAGGTAATTTTTCAGGCTTAGCTGTGTCTCCATGTGTTGAGCCTATTAAATTTCTACCGAATTGAAAATACCAAAACTTAGCTGGGGATGTATCAACAGTAACTCTAGGTTCGTTTCTGAAATATTTTGACATTGCAACCGATAAGAAAATGGATGACATATCATCATGGTTGCCTATTATGTTCTTAACGGTGACATGCTTGTGTTTAGCTAAAGCACTTATAACTAACTCAATCATTAAATCAATACCCACATTAAGAACCTTGTACCATCTACCATCTACATCCAATGCGTTACCACTCCTTGCTGTTCTATTAGATGGAGAGTCAGAGTGGAAGAAGTCACCGAGTTGAAGTACCAGTGCTTCATCAGTAGCTGGACTTCTATCTACTAATGCCTTAGTTCCCTTTTGTAAATCACGAGTAGCAATCTTTAAATCAAAGTCATCGCCAGACTCATCTCTATGAGCAAGTAATCCTATATGTGGGTCTCCGTAAACATAGGTGGCTAATATATCGTCATCTGTTTGTTTAGGAGCTGTGATTGGACAGGCTTGAAAGTCTCCAAGTAACTCATTAAAGGCTTCTGCTATCTCTTCAGGGTTATGTCCTTTGCTTTGTGTCTTAACCCATTGTATTTTTACATTGCCATCTTCATCGTATAAGGTGGAAGTGCCTTTGACATTAAAACCTTCTGCTGTTTGATGCGTCATATCAGCTTCAGGGGCTATGCCTGACATTGATGCTTTACGTTTAAGCATCCTTAATGTACTAGATACATTAGATTGATTGATACCCAGTTGTGTTGCAACTGCTCTCATTGAACCTAACTTATGATAAAGTTCTACTTTAGTTTTCTGAGATTCAGAATTGCAAAATTCTAATAGATGGAGCATGTTACCTCCTAGAGCATATGCTGCTTCCAAAATACAAACCTACGACAGCCATAATTGCATGACTTAACCACTCAGGAGTAACGACCCCTTCAAGCTGGATGTACTCAGTAACTTCACGAGTAAAGTCAAGAAAAAGTAATTTAAAACCTTCAGTTGAAATAATAGGCACTTGAGTTGTTTGACCTAATAGTGGAGCAAGGATTAGAAACATAGCCATTGCCATAAACGAAACTACTAAAAATTTACGAGTCCAGTTAGCGTGTGGTGTAGACCATTCTCTTGCTGATGAACGTGCAAGCTCGTTCTCTCTGCCAGCCTCTAAAGCCATCTTCCATTGCTCTGCTTTGTCAGTATTTGACTGTGACCAGATTCTCATAAAAGCACCGCCTAACGTAGAACCCAGCATAGTGATTACTTCCATTGGGATTCCAAACATACTAACCTCCTGTTAATATAGTTACGATTATTTGACCGACAATAATTAATATCGCTGTTGTCATTTCTTATCTATCTCCAACACGAGGTCAATAATTTTTTCTAATTTAAGTTCTATAGAATCAAAATTCTTTTCGGTAGCCAGTTGTTGCGATTGAAGTACAGCGACATCCCTTTCAATATCTGTTACATACAACACCATTAAAATAATCATTGTGGCTGTGGTAGCAATATGTGAAAGTGATATTGTTTTGCTTAAATGCCATCGTTCAGTAGTCATACTTATCCCATTTTTAGATTGTCTTGTTTAACCCTTTCTTGCTTTTTAACTTTGTCTTTTTCTACTTCATTAGTCAAATATTGAACTTGAATCATAATTCCTCTAATCACTTTAATAATGTGATGTATGTCAGTATTAAGTAATGCTTGATTTTTAACTATAGAATCAAGTTCTGGACTGCTTTGCGTATCTTGTGTTTCTAGTATTGCCAAACGATTATTCATATTTAAGGCGTAACCAAAAGCAGACGCTTGAGCAACTGCTAATACAAAAATGATTGTAAAAAATGTTTTATTCAAAATAAGTTTCATACATATAACTAATCTCATCCTTTAATGTTTCACTATCTTTCTCTAGGGCTGTAATCCTAGCATCAAGTTTTGAGCGAGCTAGTTCGTGTGAAGCGTGTTTACTGGATGGAACAATTTGCATATCTGGTGTCACCAATAAATTCATAGATTGCTTTAATCTTACGATGTCGTTGTTAGCTGCAAATAACTGTGAACCTAAGAAAGCCACAAAAGCAAACATCAATCCAATTACTCCTTGC